ATTATTCAGTTTATGGAAATGCGTAAAGCTACTGGTGACCAGAATATGAAAGCGTTGAATCTACACCACGGTGTTAATATTCCTGATGCTTTCATGGATATCATTGAAAAGTGTATGATAGACCCTAGCTACGACGATTCTTGGAATTTAGTAGACCCACACTCAAAAGATATTAGAGAAACTGTTTCAGCTAAAGCATTATGGCAACAATTACTTGAATTGCGTATGCAGACTGGCGAACCGTATCTACACTTCATAGACGAATCTAATCGCAAGTTGCCTCAGTGGTTAAAAGACAGGGGTCTTAAAGTACATCAGTCAAACTTATGCTCAGAAATTATTTTACCGACTAACGAAGAGAGAACCGCGGTATGTTGTTTATCTTCGCTTAATCTAGAATACTACGAAGAATGGAAAAACGATGATAGATTTTTATTGGATATCGCAGAAATGTTGGACAATGTGTTACAACATTTTATTGATAATGCACCTGATACTATTGCTAGGGCTAGGTATTCTGCTAGTCGTGAGCGGTCTATTGGTATTGGTGCCCTCGGTTGGCATGCACTATTGCAAAAGAAAAATATACCGTGGGAAAGCGCCCTAGCAACGGGCTTAAATAAAAGAATTTTTAGTCACGTAAGAGGTAAACTAAATGAAGCGAACTTGGAATTGGGCAAAACACGTGGCGAAGCACCAGACGCTGTTGGTACAGGCAATCGTTTTTCTCATCTTATGGCTATCGCTCCTAATGCTTCCAGTTCTATTATTATGGGAAATACTTCACCATCGATTGAGCCTTTTAGAGCTAATGCGTATAGACAAGACACGCTGAGCGGTTCACATCTACACAAGAATCAGTTTTTAGATGCTGTGGTTAAAGAAGAATCGAGTAAGCATAAAGAAGGCTGGTATAATGAAGTGTGGTCGTCTATTATTGCTAACGACGGTTCTGTTCAACATTTAGACTGGATGTCTGATTGGAATAAAGACGTATTTAAAACTGCGATGGAAATTGACCAACGTTGGGTAATTCAACATGCTGCTGATAGACAAGAGTATATTGACCAAGCTCAATCATTAAACGTATTCTTTAGACCAGATAGTCATATTAAGTATATACATGCAGTTCACTTTATGGCTTGGAAAACTAGTCTTAAAACTATGTATTATTGCCGTTCAGATAAGATAGCTAAAGCAGACAAAGTGTCTAAACGTATTGAACGTGAAGTCATTGCTGAGATTGATTTGAAATCTATGGCTAGTGATGAGGGTGTTTGTTTGGCTTGCGAAGGATAGTTAGTGCCTTCATACGATTACAAATGTAGTGAGTGTGGTGAGATGATAGAGCTAACTAAGTCTATGAATGATCCACATCCAACTACATGCCCTCGTTGTTTCGAGCCCGCACTAGAAAGGACATTCATCACTGCACCTAATGTTGAGTATAAGGGTAAAGGTTGGTTTAAAACGGATGGAAAATATTGATGAAGTGATTATGTTGCGGAATACTACGACGATGAAAAGTATGAACTCATGTTTTATTTTGAGAAATACAATAAACATTGGCCAATAAAATAATAAATAATAGGAAAAGAAATGGTAAAAACTAAATCAAATTTAATGGAAGAACGTAGTTACTTTAAACCGTTTAATTATCCTTGGGCATATGATGCCTGGTTAAAACACGAACAAGCACATTGGCTTCATTCCGAAGTCCCTATGATGGAAGATGTGAAAGATTGGAAAAAGAAATTAAACACTACAGAGAAAGACTTTCTGACAAATATTTTCAGATTCTTTACTCAAGGTGATATTGATGTTGCTGGTGGTTATGTCAATAACTATTTACCATACTTTCCACAACCAGAAGTTCGTATGATGCTGTTAGGATTTTCAGCTCGTGAAGCTTTACATATTGCAGCATATTCACATTTAATTGAAACCCTTGGTTTACCAGAAACTATGTACAATCAGTTTTTAGAGTATGCCGAAATGAGAGATAAACACGATTATGTCACAGAACTTTCGTCAAAAAATGGCACTCTCGAAAGTACGGCAACGCACATCGCAGTCTTCTCGGCTTTTACCGAAGGTATGCAGTTGTTTAGCTCTTTTATTATGTTGCTTAATTTTCCTCGTCATGGTCTTATGAAAGGCATGGGTCAAATCGTTACTTGGTCAATTGTTGATGAAACAATGCACACTGAGGGTATGATTCAATTGTTCAAAACATATATCAAAGAAAATAATGAGATTTGGAATGATGATTTAAAGGGTAAGATATATACGATTGCTGAAAAAATGGTTGAACTTGAAGATAAGTTTATCGAGTTATCTTTTATAAACGGTCCTATGAGAGATTTATCTCAAGAAGATGTAAAACAGTATATTCGATACATTGCAGATAGACGTTTAATCAGTTTAGGATTAAAAGGTATATTCAAAGTTAAAAAGAATCCACTTCCGTGGGTGGAAGAAATGATTAATGCGCCAGTTCATGGTAACTTCTTTGAGAATAGAGTTACAGACTACGCAAAAGGTGCTTTGTCTGGTAAATGGGATGATGTTTGGGCATAGATTAATGAATGACTATATAGATGAGATTGTTAGTTTAGCTAGAGAAGTTGAGATTGGAGACCCCATAGATTGGGGGCTTCTAAATATCGATGAAGAGTCTGCTTATAAACTAATGACTATGAGTGTCGTTGAGAAGTTTAGTGAGTTTAGTCCTAACGAACGAAGTATTATGATAGCAACAATAGTAAAACTGGTGGTTGAGAACTTTACTCTTAACTTAAAATTAACAGGAAAAGAAAATGGCGACAAAACATTTTGATTGTGATAACTGCGGTGCTCACGGTAAAATCATATTCAAAGACGGTTCTGAATTCAATACATCAGACGTTGCTTACTGCCCCATGTGTGGCGGAGATATCTATGAGGCAGACGAATATATCGAAGATGATGAATAATGAATTGGACACACCAAGGTCAAGAAATTGTAGAGCTTCCTGATGATTGTGTTGGTTTTGTTTATCTTATAGTAAATAAGACAAATAATAGAAAGTATATAGGTAAGAAGCTAGCAAAATTTTCAAAAACATCATTAAAAACAATAACACTAAAGAACGGCACCAAAAAGAAGAAAAAGATTAGAAGTAAAGTAGATTCTGATTGGGCAACCTATTACGGGTCTAGCATTGAATTACAGAAAGACGTTTCTAATTTAGGTGAGGATAACTTTACTCGAGAGATATTGTTTATCTGTAAATCAAAAGCTGAATGTTCATATATAGAAGCAAGAGAACAATTTAATCGGTGTGTGCTAGAATCAACCGATTACTACAACAATCAAATATCCGTTAGAGTTCATGGTTCACATATCTTTGGAAAAATATGAAGAAATATCGAACAGTAATCATGAGCGATTGGCATTTGGCAACGAAAGACTGTCAAGCTGAAGATTTAAATGACTTCTTAAAGAGTTTCACGTGCAATACGTTGATACTAAATGGAGATATTTTAGACGCCTGGCGAATTAAACAAAACAAATGGGTTTGGTATCCATCACATACCAAAGTTGTTAGGTCTGTATTAAAACACTCGAAAAATAACACTGATGTAATATACGTTACTGGTAACCACGACGAGTTCATTAGGCCGTTTATTGACGGCTCACTTCAGTTTGGTGATATAAAAATAATGAATAAATTAGATTACATAGGTATTGATGGTAAGAGGTATCTTGTAATACATGGAGATATATTTGACGGTATCGGTAGTGTTGCCCCGTGGCTTGCGCTTTTAGGTGACAAAGCATACGACGTAGCATTGAGATTAAACGCACATTATAATTGGTGGCGTAGGAAGTTCGGATTTGGTTATTGGTCTCTTAGTAAGTATCTTAAATACAAAGTAAAGGGTGCTGTAGACTTTATATTTAAGTTTGAGGTCAACTTAGCCGAGTATGCTAAAAAGAATGGATATGATGGTGTTATTTGTGGACATATACATCATGCTGAAATAAGAAAAATTGAGGATATCTTTTACATGAATTCGGGCGATTGGGTAGAAAGTAGAACTGCATTAGTTGAACACTTAGATGGTAGATGGGAAATTGTTGTGTGTAAAGAAAAGAAATGAGCGATGATTTTACAGAAATAAGTGATAAAATCCATTCGTGGAACCTAGCTGTAAAAAACGGCTGGGCTATAAAGATATCTACAGTTCAAAATAACAATATTCTTATTGTCGTTGCTTCTCAATACACAAGTCAGGTTTTCATGTTATACTGCAAGTCTGAAGAAGAAGCTTGTAAAAAGATATCTGAAATAACAAAAAACAATGCTCGAGAACTGTTAGTCACAAAGGAGAAATAATATGTTTATAGGTATCACGGGTGCTAGAATATTTCTAGAGAACGACATGCACAAAGTTGAATACCAAAACACTATTATCTTTGAGTCTAAGAGTAAAAGTTTATCTATAATTATAGCTTTATGTAAGAAAAAATGTGACGAACTATTGACTTTAAAAACAAATCAAGTATAATTACTTATGTCGTGATTAATTATTGAGAAGGAAATATATTATGAATACTGAAATTAATAACTATTTAAACCACATTGTCAATAATTTTGAGAAATTTTACGGAGTTGTAGGTTCTGCAAACGGTTCTGATTATGTAGACAATCGTGTCGCCGAATTTAAAGCAAAAATAAGAGTAGAAGAGGGTAACAAGTTTATTAAAGTTATCACAGACTCTTCAGTTCACTCTTTTATCGTTATTGCTGATACAGGTAAATTCAAAAAGGGTGACATTCTTAAAGCCAACAGCTGGAAAGCGCCAGCAAAAAACTTTGCTAGAGGTAATATTATCAATAACGATTACAATAATGTTCGCTGGACAGGCGCTTAGTTGACAACAGATAACGATTACGACGGGTTTTACTTTCAACCCGTCTCCACAGAAGATGTAGAGATTAGCTACTTTAAATACAACGAAGATAAAGACCGTGGTATCAAAGTTGGTGGCTCTAAAATGGGTGACAACTTCCATATCGTTATATGGAAATATGACGATATTCATTTACCACGAATAGAAGATAATTATGAAGCTATTCTTATTGACCCAATAACATATGCAAAACAGTTAATAGATAGTAGTGTGCCTATGTATGGAGTTATAGTGAGAAAAACAACAGAGTCGTTTAAATTTGTT